ATTTCTTCGGGCTGAACTTCTTCGTCTGCTGCTTTCGTCAGTTCGCCAGTTGCGTCCTCAAGTTCAAACAGAGGGTTTTCACGAGTGAAGTAAGGCGCAGCCGCATTAACATCAGAACGAGTAACAATTTTTTGTTTGGTCAAGCTGGTGACAATATCCAGTCGCGGCAAGCCTTCACTAGTCCAATGTTCGTCATTGGTAGTGTCTAATTGTCTCAAAGCACGTACAATGTTACTCATTTTGTTACCCCTTAGTTATCTAGCATCATTGTGTAGCTTAGTACTACATCCGCATCAATCGTACAAGCCTGAGCGTTAGCTGAAATACTAGCATCGTCAATTAACAAGTTCAAGAACACCCGCAAAGTGTTCGTGGTGTTGTTAAGTATTACACCGCTTTCCGTCGCACCACTAGTTCCACGAGTACGGGGAGAAACACCAGCAGTAGCAGCAGCAAGGGTAGTTTGCGGCACCAAGTTAATTTCAGTAGCGGACAACGTAGAATCGGCAGTCGCCGTAGTGCCCAGAGAGTAAGCACCAGTGAACGTGGCGATAATACCACCAGCAGCTGTTCTTATTGTTACGTAAGCAACAGCACCAAAGAACAAGATGTTACCTTCAGGCAGACCACCAAGAGTTGAGCTTCCAAAACCAATACCCGTCAACCCATCCACAGTAATGGCTTGACCACGGATACGCAGCGTTTGTTTAAGGATATCATCCAATTGTTTTGATCCGCGATTTTTAGAACGAGGTAAACCTTTTGCCATAATAAAACTCCATAAAGTAAATAACAAAAGAGGGGGTTTTTAACCCCCTCAAAAGTTAAGGTTATGCCTCACGGCTGATCAAACGAGCAATTTTAATCTGCTTACGTTCGGGCAACACCCGTACCCAAGAGTTCAAGTTCGCAAGGTTGTTAGTGGTGTTCAAGTTGCTTGGTCCACCGTTGGGGGCGGTACCGGCATAACGGTATCCTGCTGGGTGAATGCACCATTCAACACGGTTGTACAGCACTTCTTGACCACCACCGTTACCGGCACCAGGCTTGCGTTCAATTTCAGTGGGTACTTTGGGGCTGCTCATCCCGAGACGGAGAGCACCAGCACCAAAAATCCAGCTGTCATAGACACTACCAGTACGGGGCACAGAGTCATCAACAATGACTTGACGGCCCAAGAACGTAGGAATTAAAACTTCACTACGGGCATCAGGGATAAAATCAATCAGGTTGTTTTTCTGCATCCGAGAATACACAACTGAGTGGACTATCATGAGGCCAAGTTGATCCGCAGAGTCACCCATCGTAGTAACTGCGTCAATAAACGCTTCTGCCGAGAAGTTCGTGGTGCCGTCAACAAAGGCAGCACCAGAAATATCAACAGTCATGTCGTTCTGAACGTGTTCGGTACCACTTGGTGCAGCAGCGTTATCGGCGAACACACCAGTAACAGCAGCAATGGCGGCAGCTTGCAGACGACGAGACCAGTAATAACCAACCCGATTGGTAATGTTGTTGATGGGATCAAGGCCAGCAAGAGCCTCAGCCAAATCAGCGGACGACCAACTTGCGTTACGGCTCAACCGCACACCAATTTCAGTTGCGCTTCCAATTTTGAAGGGGTTTGGTTCAGCGGCACCACCAAATTCAGAGTGTGCTGTATCTGTGGTGATACGTTCTACGTCGCTGCTATCCAAATCGCGCATGGAGGGTATGTTAAAGGTTAAACCACCGCCAGCAAGTTTTTCGTCTAGCAAAGGGTCACGAACAAGAGCACCGGACTGAATGATCCGTGCTTTTTCTTCTGTTAATTGCTGCGTTGCAGCAGTGAAAATCGCTGGTACGACAATGTCGGCTACCTGTGTAATTGGACCTGCGGCCATGGAAAATCTCCTAAAGGGTTGTTGTTGAGTTCAGTTTTAAAAAACTGGTTCAACCCCATGGTTCAATCCAGTAGCCGCACCCATGTGCAAGCGATAATGATCAATTACTTCATCTTTTCAGAAAAAGCAACTACTTTTTTGGAGGACGAGCAGAACCAATAAAAGATCCCACAGATTCAGCCAGTTGCTTGGCTTTCTCAGCCCCCAAAGTATTGTAAAGACGATTCTGCTCTGTCATATTCCAATGGTCAGCAGACCAAGGATTATTGGCAAAGCCTTTTCCACCCGCACCACCTCTTGCCCCGCCACCGACAGAAGCTGGCCACCAATGCGGACGTTTGTCCAACATTTCAGTCAGCCAAACTTCTGGGGCAATGCCGGGAGTTGTCCCAACACCATCTTTGGCAGTGATTTTACCTTCTTCGTTGATCTCAAAAACTCGTTCAGCCAAAAGCAAAACGTCTTCTTTTGCGCTATCTAGGATTTTACTGTTTGTGGCAGCAGCACGAACGGCATCGTGAATAGCCCTTTGTTTATTCAGGCTTTCAAATTGACTCACTTTACCTTCTAGTTCAGCAGCCCTTTGTTTTGCTTGATCACGTTCACGTTCAATCGGAGAAATTTTGGTTTTCAGCCGACTTTCAATGATCACGTTGAGTTTTTCATCATCAACTTTACCTGCAGCAGCAGCTTCTAATTCAGGAATTTTGTCGAGGAGGCTTTGAACTTCTTCAACTTTTTTCCCACCTAAAAGACCTTCAAATTTTTGCTTTATCGCTGTGTGGGCAGCTTTTTCTTGGTTCAACGCCGTCTGAACACGACTCACGTCCGCATCCGTTCGAAGGCCATCGATTTTTACAAGATGATAAGAGCCGCTTCTCTCTTCGTATAGATCTACATACTTTTCTGGAATTTCTTCTTTACTGGTGTAGAGTGCTTTAATTGACATAAACGAGTTCCTGTTTTGTTTGAGCCCATGCTTTTCACAAAGGGGTCAACACATGTTGACTTTTGTATCTTTAGTTACTTTTATTTTTAGAGATCTCAAGACTTGATCATATGAAATCCTCCGGATTTAACCCAGCTGCACGGAAAGCGTCGGCATGTTTTTTGGCCAGCTGGCTCAATGTTAACTCAGTACCGTTGCGAGTAACAAACTTGTCCAGCTGCAACTTTCCGTCTCTAAACAGCTTGGCTTTTGTTTTTCCCAAGACGTCTTCTTGAAATTCTTTGGACTGAGACTTTAACCACGTCTGATAAGAGGTTGTTGCCGGCACCTGACCAGTCAACTCACGGATCCTCTTCCTGCTGAACTTGTCGAATTCACCTTTCAACCCTCTGGGCAAGTCATCTCGCGACTTCACGTTGATATCGTTCTTCGCACTGAATTCCCTGAGCAGCTGCTTATTTGTTACTGCCTTTGCCGGCCTATCGCCCAGGGCGTCTCCGAGGAGGACGGGTACGCGCAAGCTGCGGCAGTTAAAATGCAGGGGAGGAATTGGACCTTCGCCTATTTTAAACTTCTTCCCATCATTTGCCCTGCATACCGCCGTTGTCCGCGAGTCGAGGGTTGCCACAAACTGTTCGCCCTCGATAATATCCTCGTTGGCTTTAAAAAAGGCACTCCTGGCCTCGTTACCGATGAAATTCACCGCCGTTCGTGTTAACGCCGCCGCTTGGCGACGGGTAATCTCTGTTACCCCTTCGGTGCCCCGCAACTGAGCCGTGCCGACTATCCTCTTGGCAATATCGTTGTTGCTCTCCCCTTGCACCATGCCGATCTGGATAGATGACTCGATTCTACGAATGTCCTCGTCACGCAAGGTTTTGATCCAGTCCTTCATAACCCTCCCTTGGAAGGGCTTCGACTTCACCAGTGTTTCCAGCAACCGAGGAGGAGGCAACACCGTTTCCACTATCACTGGACTTACCGTTGTTACAATGCTGCTGATCGTTGCCGGCTCTGCCTTAGCGAGCGCAGTTAACTCTTCCAGCCAAACTTCGTTCACCTGCTCCCAGGATTTTAAGCGCATGTTCTTGACAATGCGTGAAAGCGTTTCCATCCGCTTCAATTGCCCAGGGGAGGAGAGGCCTGTTGTGCCGCGCAGCCGCGAAAAAATCTTGTCCTCCAAATCCTGCTCAACGGCATTCAGAAGAGCCTCAATCTTTTTACGCAGCTTCTCAGAAAAGCGCAGGATGTAAATCTGATGCCGTAACAAGGCACTCAAGAATGCCTCATTGGCTGTTTCCGGATTTTCTGGGATCTTATCACTGCTAGGCATCTGGATTATCTTCTGGGTCGGGTACGTTGTCAGGCGGGTTATTAGAAGGATTATTCATTACCCCGTTCAACATACCAATCAGTTCTTCTTCCTCGATCTTATTCAACTCCTCCTCAAATTCCATGTACGTCAACCCTTTGTCCCGCATCAGGTTGTGGAGAGATTCACGGGAGAGAGGCGCACCCATGTTTTTCGCAGTAACCAGTTCAACAAGGCTGCGGCTGATGAGTTTCTCGTCAGCGAAGTCGAGGTTCGGACGAACAGAGACTTCCTCAGGATTGGCACCGAGCCACTTCGCCGCCGTTTTCAGCAGCTGCTCAAGGCCGGCAGCACCCGTCAGGGCAATCCGGTTCAGCGTAGCCGTCTGGGCACCAATCCGAGTTTTCAGGGCGTCGCCGCTCTCCCGCTCCTTCGAGCGAGTGTCTATCATCTGGCCGGACTTCGTGCTGGCAGACATTTTGTCGTTTTCCAGCGCAAGCCGCTGTTCGGGCAGACCAACGGCAGTTACGCCGATGTACTTCGCCTCCCCGCCTTGCGGCAGAAGGATTGTTGCTCCTGCCCCGAGGCGGAAAGTCTCGTCGGCCGAGCCAGCTACCACAAGGGTATCTTGCCCCTGCATGAATAAATTCTGCCGGTAATCAGCCTCCCCACGGTAGATAGCCAACGCAATGTTCGCTA